CTCCGACAGTCGCCGTTCTGTTCGCCAGGACAGACAGTATTTACAAGCAGATTCCCGGCTGCGATGTGTTCGACATCGAGCGCGATGCGCGAAATTTTGCGGGTTCGTGCCACGTCGTGGCACACCCGCCGTGCCGGGCATGGGGTCAGTTCGCCATGTTCGCCAAGCCACGAGAAGACGAAAAGGCGCTGGCGCCGTGGGCCATTGAGCAAGTCAGAAAATTCGGTGGCGTCCTAGAACATCCGGCCAACTCGAAACTATGGCCAGAGCTTGGCTTGCCAGAGCCCGGAAGCCGTGACGAGTTCGGCGGTTGGACCTTGCCTGTTCATCAACATTGGTGGGGCCATCGCGCAGAGAAGAAAACGCGCCTGTACATCGTCGGGTGCGAACCGAAGGACATACCCGCCATGCCGATCCGGCTGGATGAACCGACGCACGTCATTGGCGATGTTGGCCGGGCAGGGAATGGAAAGCGCCCGGAAGTCAGTAAGGCAGAACGGGAACACACCCCGCCTGCGTTTGCTCATTGGCTTGTCGAGCTTGCCCGGCGCTGCCAAGTTAAAACGACATTTACCGAGAAAGAAGCGGCATGACCGACCTCTATTTCAAAGCCGGCGCCGTTGCCCAGGCACGGTTCCGCGAGAACACTGCCAAGCGCTCAGTCATGTCAGGCGTGGCGAAGATACCAGGAAGAACCGAGTGCATCCGCTGCGGAAAGCGCAGGACTACCGAGACCGGCAACACCACCGCGCGCGGATTTGTTTGCCATGGGTGCGGGAGGGAATGAAAGTGAATATTGGAAAAGACGAGGCGAAATTCATAGACCACCTACGGGATGCGGCAAAAGAATTTGGTGCCGTTTCTGAACTGCTCGACGCAATCCACGAATCTATTTCTATCGATGATGCAACAGGAATACTCATGATAGTTGCGGACGAAACAGACAAATCAATTTTCCACTTGGCAAAACTTGCAGCGGCTTTTTCCGGGCTCGATAGGGGAGAGTCATGACAGCACCACTCGTTCCTGCCGATGTTGATCTGCAGGATTTCCAATACATGCCGCTCGATGTTCGCCGGCTTCGGGATAGTGACCTGGCCGCGCTTGAGTCTCCGGAGGCATGTTGGGCTGCCGTTTTGTTGTGGTCCGCTTCATGGCATCAAGTTCCGGCCGCATCTCTTCCCGATGATGATCGCGTCCTGGCAAACCTCGCTGGATATGGTCGCGTCGTCAAGGAATGGCAGCGCGTCAGAGAAGGCGCATTGCGCGGCTGGATCAAGTGTGACGACGGCCGGCTCTATCACCCAGTTGTCGCCGAAAAGGCGCTTGAGGCATGGGATAGCAAGGTTCATCACGCACATGGAAAGCTCAAGGAAAGGCTGCGGAAATCCTACGGAAAGGACGCCGTACAGCCAACTTTTGAGCAGTGGATTTCCGCCGGAAAGCCAAACGAATGGCCGCAATCTTCCGCTGGAATTCCGCCGGAAGCATCACCGCCTTCCGCCGGAAAAAAAGATTCTTCCGCTGGAATTCCGCCGGAAAACTCTCTTAAGGGAGAGGGAGAGGGAGAGGGAAAGGGAAAGGGATATGTAAACCCACTACCTCAAAGCGTGTCGTGTACCCAACCGGAGTTACGCGAGCAACCGCCAACCAGCACGCGCAAGGGGATGGTCTGCGGAATGCTTCGAAAAGCCGGCATGGCCGATGCCGCACCGCACTACCTCGACGACGCGACATGGGACGCGATTCTCGGCAAGCGAACGAACGAGGAGATCGTCGAAGTCGCCCTGGCGAAGATGGCCGCAAGGCCTGGCCAGCGTACCGGGCTGAAGTACATCGCCCCGGCACTGCTCGAAGACCCGACGCCGATTGCCGCAAACGCCAGGGCTTCTCCCGGTTTCGTCAGCCAGCGGGACCAGCAGCGGCAGGAAGTCATCGAAGTTTTGACCGGAAAGAATCGAACCCATGAACGCACCGAACCAGCAGCCATTGATGCCGAATGCCAGCGCCTTGCCGGCTGAGTGGATCGAGCGCATTTTCGCGCTGATGCTCGCCAGCTACGGCACGAAATTCACCGACCTGTGGCGAGGGACTGACCTCGTTGCGGTGAAGGCGATGTGGGCCGAAAAGCTCGGCGGTTTCGCCGACAAGCCGAAGGCGATCAAGGACGCATTGAATGCCCTGGACGAGCGCCCATTCCCGCCGACGTTGCCCGAGTTTCTGAACCTGTGCCGGGAAGCCGCGAAGCGCTACGGACCGACGCAGCAGGCATTGCCGTACCGCCCGACCGAAGCCGACAAGCAGCGTCTGAAAAACGCCGCGACAGAGGCAGCAAAGGCGGTCAGCATGACCGACTACGACCCGCTGACATGGGCGAGAAAGCCGAAGTCGCAGAAGGCGCTCGACATGGTTCTCGACGGTGCAAAACGCAACATGGCGCTGGCCCAGATCGTGGTCGAGCATGTCGCGAACGGCACCTGCAACGAGGCCGGAAAGCTGCTCAAGCGCTACAAGGGGCAAGGGCAATGGGTGAAGGCATGAAGTGGGCCCGCATCAGCGATTACGCCCTGCGCTGCGATCCCTGGACGATCTGCGCGATTACCCACGGCGAGGGCTACAGCTTCGAGCTTTGGCACGACAAGCAACCGGTAGCAGTTGGCCGCTTCGCTTCGCCGGCACTGGCCAAGGCTGAGGCATTGAAACACGAACTGGAGCAGCGGGCATGAGCGAAATCGTTTCCCTGGTCATCGCCGGCGAACCGGCTTCGAAGGCCAACAGCCGGAAGATCGTCACCTTCGGCAATCGGCCGGCCTCGATCAAGTCGGACAAGGCCCGCAGCTTCGAGAAGTCGGCCATGCTGCAGATCCCGAACGAAGCCAAGCGGATGCTGACCGGCAAGCTGCGCGCAACCATCCGGATTTTCTACGCCAGCGAGCGGCCAGACCTCGACGAATCGGTCGTCCTCGACGTGCTGCAGGCGAAGTTCTCGGGCTCCGGAAAAGATCGCGTCTGCGTCCGCAAAGGGGTGTATCTCAACGACCGCCAGGTGCGCGAAAAGCATGTGTTTCATGGGATCGACAAGGCCAACCCGAGGTCCGAGATCGTGATCGAAGCGCTTGAGCCGCAGCAGGGGATGATGCTTTGACGCTTGGCCAGGCTCCAACGCGCGCGCATTTGGCGCCCGACGAGAAGGTCGATTGGTTCCGCGTCATCGTCGAAGTCTGCCGGTATAGCCACACGCATTCGACCATCGCCATGGCCTGCGGGACAGCGAAAAGCACGGTGCAGGGCTGGAAGCAGGGGGCGACACCGCGCTGGGACGAGGGGGAAAAGCTGATCGAGTTGTGGTGCCAGGTTACCGGCAACGGTCGGGAAACCGTCCATAGGGTCGGCCGATACTCCTACCGCGCTTGAAGCCAACCAACCCGAAGGAGATCAACCCATGTCCCGTCCCGCTGCACAGCCGAAAGTCCCCGGCGAATTGACTCAGCCTGAAGCCAACCAACCCGAAGCCGTTGTCGATCAGCCGGCCGCTGCCGCCGACGAGCAGGTGACCGTTTCGAAGGCTTCGCTCGACGCGTTGCTGGCCCGCGTTGCTGCGCTGGAGGCTGCACCTTCGCAAGCCGTGCGCCGGGTAGCCAACCCCGAAGCTGCGTTGCCGAATCAAGACGACATCGATCCTTCAACCCTGAAGAATCCGGTCTTGAGCAAGCAGGGCTGGGTGGTCCCCGAGACCTACGGCAGCAACCCGAACGCACCGAAGGCGCTCTGACCATGTGCGGCGGAGGTCCGAAAGTACAGCGCGTTGATGCCGAGGCTGAACGCCGCAAGGCCGAAGCTGAAGCCACTGCCCGCGCCAATGAGCAACTGCTTTCCGATGCACGCCGCAAGCGTCAGCAGAAGGGCGTACTCGCCACTGGCGCCAATGTCGGCGGCGGTGTGCTTGCCTCGGGAGCCGGCCAGCAATGAGCGCCAACGCGCAGGCCATCATTCGCCGCCTGGCGGCCCTGCGCACCATGCGCCAGCCGCATGAGCAGGGCTGGTCGGAGTGCTTCGATTTTTCGTTCCCAGAGCGCTCGCACGGCCTGAACGGCTCCGTCCTGTTGCCGCAGGATGCCCAGGCGAAGAAAAACCGCATCCTCGACGACACGGCCGCCGACTCGGCCCGCATCCTGAGTTCGGCGATTGTCAGCGGCACCACGCCGGCTAACTCGCTGTGGTTCGGCCTCGATGCCGGCCAGGAATCCGACGAGGAAAACCGCTGGCTGGACGAAGCTTCCCGCGTCGTCTTCGAGAACATCCACGGGGCTAACTTCGACAGCGCGGCGTTCGAATGCTGCGTCGATATCGTCGGCGCCGGCTGGTTCGTGCTGTACATCGACGAGGCCAAGGACGGCGGTTACCACTTCGAGCAGTGGCCGCTTGGGCAGTGCTTTGTCTCGGCCTCGCGCGCTGGCGGCCCGGTCGATACGATCTACCGCGAGCTGGAACTGACTGCCGAGCAGATGGTGGCCGAATACGGCTTGGACAAGGTTTCGAAGAAGGTTTCCGACGCCTACCAGAACGAGAAGTACGACGAGAAGTTTGGCGTTGTGCATGCGATCTACCCGCGCCAAATCCACGCCGTGAATGGCCGGATGGCGAAGAATCTGCCGTTCGCGTCCTGCCACATCGAGGTCGGCGAGAAGCACACGCTGCGCGAATCCGGGTATCACGAATTCCCATGCGTTGTGCCGCGCTGGATGCTGGTTCCTGGATCGCCCTACGCTACCGGCCCGATGGCTCAGGCGCTTGGCTCGATCCGCACCATCAACGACATCAAGGCGATGGAGTTGATGAACCTGGACATGGCCGCCGCCGGCATGTACGTGGCAGAGGACGATGGCGTGCTCAACCCGCGTGCCGTGAAGATCGGGCCGCGCAAGGTCATCGTCGCCAACTCGGTCGAGTCGATCAAGCCGCTGGCCCCGGCCGGTGATTTCAACGTGGTATTCAGCGCCGAAGACAGGCTACAGGCCGCGATCCGCAAGGCATTGCTGGCCGACCAGTTGCAGCCGCAGAACGGCCCAGCGATGACCGCGACCGAGGTGCACGTCCGCGTGCAACTGATCCGCCAGCTGCTTGGCCCGATCTATGGCCGACTGCAAGCCGAATACCTGCAGCCGCTGGTCACCCGCTGCTTCGGCATTGCCTACCGCACCGGCATCCTCGGCATGGCGCCAGAATCTCTGCAGGATCGCGTCTTTACCGTGAAGTATCTCGGCCCGCTGGCCAGGGCCCAGCGCCTGGAAGACGTCACCGCCATGGATCGCATGGAAACCACGCTGATGCAGGAATCACAGGCAGACCCCACGGTCCTCGATCTGTACGACTTCGAAGAGGCCGCCCGCGAGCGCTCCAACTTCCTCGGCGTCCCGCAACGCCTGATGCGCAGCGCTGAGAGCGTGCAGAAGCTGCGCGACGAGCGCGCCAAGGCTCAAAAGAACCAGCAGCAGCAACAGGCCGGCATGCAGATGCAGCAGGCCGCCGGCGAGGAAATGCTGAAGCGCGTTGCTGTGGCGTAATCCATGGCAACCGTCAATTCGCTGATCTGCTTCGGTGGCCTGAACGGTAAGACCGTCACGTTCACCGATGCCGGTGATATCGTCAATCTGACGGCACATGGCCTGCGTAATGGCTCGGCGGTGTTCTTCGAAACGACCGGATCGCTGCCAACGGGGCTGTCAGCCAGCACGCTCTACTATGCTCGCCAGGGCGCAGACGTCAATAAATTCACCCTGCACACATCGGCATCAGGGGCCAT